CCGCCCCCGCCCCAACCGCCTCTGGTGGGGGCGCCCGCCGCTCCCTCAGCAGCCGCTAGCTCACGCGCTGCTACCGCCGCAGCCTTCTTCTCCGCAGCGCCCGCTCCGGACCCCGCCCCGATACCTGCACCAGCGGCCGCCAGCGCGTTGATGCCGAGCATCTTCGCAGAGCCCTTACCCAGCGCCCCGAGGCTCCCGGCCACTCCCAGCGCGCGCACCGCGACGATGGCGTCGCGGACGGCGGTGGTGAATGCGACGACCTTGCCGACCACGAACGCAGCCGCCAGCGCACCAGCGATGCCCTGAAGGATTGGCTTCACGGCCGAGAGTCCGGTGAACGCCTGGACGACCTGCACGATGGGAGTCAGAATGGCTAGCAGCGCGGTCGTGATGGGGCGCAGCAGCCCAGCCCACATGCCGAACAGCTTGAGCACCGGCCCAAGGGCACCGGCGAGCTGCCGGATTGTGGACTCCGAACCACTGAAAAAGCTTTTGAGTGAGCCGCCCTTGATCGAGGTCGTCCAGCGGTTCATCGCGGCCGTCATTGAGTTGACCATGCTGGCGCCGTTGTTCGCGCCGGCGTTGAAGAACGCAGCCGTCAGCCGACCGGCCGACATGAAGAACTTGCCCACGTCCTTCGCGTGCTGAACGAGGCGGCCCATCGTCGTGTTCAGCTTGCCGGAGTTCGAGGTGGCGTCGTTGATCCCGGAGGCCCACTTCTTGAAGGTGCCGCCGATGCCAGGCAGGAAGTTCGAGGCGCTGGCGCTGATCTTGCCGAACGCGGCGCCGAGGCTGCCGAGACCGCTGAGCAGGCTCGGGAGCATCGAGTTGAAGTTGCCCATGATGGTGCCGATGACGCCCTTGCCCGCCCCGCTGCTGATCCCCTTCATCCAGCCGCCGATGCCCTGCTGGAGCGTGTGGAAGGTCGCGTTCGTGCTGGCAGCGAACTGCGGCATGAGCGCTGCGGCCATCCGGATGCCCTGGCCCAGGAGGTGCATCCCGGACGTGCGCGCGGGCGCTGTCAGGTCCTTCCAGGCCGTGCTCAGATGGCCGAGGCTGGTGAACGCCGCCCGCGTGATCGGGTCGACGCCCTTCAAGGTCTGGTTGAGCTGCTCCTGCTTTTTCTGCGCCTGCGTCGAGTTCTTGCCGTAGTGTAGTACAGCATTGTTGTAGGCCATCGAGGCCGACTTGGCCGCGTGGTACTGCGCCACCAGCGGCTTCATCACCCCGAGCACGCCGATCCCGGCCAACGCGAAGCCGCTGAGCGCACCGGCGCCCAGCGCGAGCGCCCCGACCGCCCCAGTGCCGGCCACGCCGATCAGCGACGACATGCTGCCGGCCACGGCGCTCAGCACCGGCCCCAGCAGCGAGACGGCGAACGCCATCTGCTTCAACGAGGCCGAGAACGGCCCCAGCCGGAGAGTCATCTGGCTGAGGTTCCGCCCCCACCGGCTCATCGACGCCTCGGACGACTTCGCCGAGCGACCTGCGTTGTCCAGCTCGCTCGTCAGTTTGCGGAGCTGGTTCGCTTGGTCCTTGTGCTGCACCAGCTCGAGAGTCGCCTTGTAGTGCTTGGCGCTGAACGCCCGCCCCTGTGCCTCAGCCTCGCGGATTTTGCGGTCGAAGTTGTCCTTGTCGGCGTCGAGCTTGGCTTCGGCCTTCTTTTTCTTGAACTCGTCGACCTGCCGATCGGCGTTCTTGACCTTCTCCTCCAGCTTGGAGATGTCCGCCGAGATTTCTGCCTCGGCGCGCATCGCGCTGATGCGCTTCATGGCGGCCAGCACCTTCCGCTCGGCCGCGGTCAGTTCCCGCTGGAGGGCCGCATCTTGCAGCCGAAGGACAACTGTGTCTTCGGCGACGATCATCCGGGCATCCCCGAGCCGGGCTTACCTCGCTTCCAGTCCGCGCGGTCGTGCTTTTTCTCTGCTTCGCGTCGCTGCTCGAGCCCGCGCAGCATGATCGCCTCCCGAACCTGGAAGTCGATCACGTCGTCGTGGCTGAAGCGGGGCATGGGTTCGCGAAGTTCCTGGCTTATTCTCAGTAGTCGCAGGGCCAGGTCAGAGCCCACGAACCTCGCGAAAGGACTCCACCAACTCGAGGTCCCCGAAGTGGTGTCCGACGGCGTCCATGTCGCGCGCGCGCGTAGCGAACTCGACGATCATCTCCACGTCTTCGTAGGGGAGCAACTCCTTGTAGATCGCGTCCTTGACCTCCTCCTCGGAGAAAGACGGGTCCTTGAGCGTGACGGCCACGAGCAGGGCGACGTAGTCGACCTCCTCGGCCACCATCTCGCGCGTGACCTTCGAGGCGGTTTGGAGCTTCAGCGTCGCCTCGATGAGGTTGTTCGGGATGCGGCCGATCTTCACGAGGAGCGGCACGTTCGGCAGCTCGATTTCGACCTGTGCGCCGCTGGGGAGCGTGATCTGGTGGCGCTTGCGGGCGCCCCACTCCTCGAGGCTAGTGACCTTCTCTGGCTTTGGGCTCATTCCTTGCGTCCTCCTGGGACCGTAGGGTGTCTCGCAGAGATGCGAGCTGTTGTGTACTGATCTTAGCCTCGCGCGCGACGCGCTTTGACTGGGTCAAGGCCAGCTCGACCCGAGTGAGGAGGTCTCCCCCCATGCGGCTTAGAAGCCGGTCGCGAGCTGGTTCTTGACGACGGAAGTGAGGATGCTGCCGGAAGCCGGACGCTGGGCCTGTGCCCGAACGCTGACGACGACCGGGGAGCCGTCGACCTGGGGGTCGACCGGAAACTCCTCGTACGCGACAACCGGGAATGTGAACTTGACCTGATTGTTCACGCCCTTATCGAACTGGAAGTCGAGTGAAGTGGTGTAAAGCGTCGAAGCCGGGACCGTACCGGCGGCGCCACCGTAGTGGAACTGATTGTACTCAGTCAGCGTCTCGAAAATCATGTCGAAGGCGACGAGCACCTCGCGCGAGCCCGGTACAATGTCGTAGGGAATCACGTCGTCGGTCTGCTGGACGGCCACGTTGTTGTTGACCGTCAGCTCGAAGCTAGAAATGAGGCTGGTCGCGCCGCCGCCGAGGGTGACGGTGGCGTCGTTGTAGTTGTAAACCGTGCCAGACTCCAGCGTCACTGCGGGGGTAGCCCATCCCGGCCGCGGGTCGGCTGCCAAGCGTGTCGCCTTCAAGCCCTTGAGGCCAAAGGCTGCGGTGAGCGGATTACCCGCGTCCGCCTTGACGACGAGCGAGTCGATGAACACGTCCTGGAATGTCTCGAAAAGCGTGTCGCCGATCATGCGCCAGCCCGTGAGGTAGGGCAGCGCGGAGGCCATCGTGGCGGTGTGGACGAAGTTCGGCGAGAGGCCCGAGTCGACGAGCGTGCCCTGCGCTGCGCCGACGAGGATCGCCAGCGAGTTGTCCCGGACGTAGACCTCGGGCGTCCCCTCGACGCCGTGGGCCTGGATGAAGGTCACGCCTACGTCGCGCTGGGAGTCAGTCTCCTTGAGGTTGTCAGTCGCGCGGATCGGCTGGACGTTGCCGCCGGCGAATGGCCAGGCGTGCTTGCCCTGCGCCGCGGGGGTCCCCTTCGCGGACTGCTTGCCGAGAGAAACGTATGCGGTCTCGCCGCGAAGTCCGGCCATTTATACGCTCTCCTGGACCAGGCTGGCCTCGATTGCGGCTTGCTCAGCGACTAGCGCTGCATGGCGATCCGGATGCTGCGAGGTGTCGCTGACGGGGAGGTCGACAACGTCGACCGAAGCCTCGCCGGACTCCTCGAGCACAGGGACGTTGCGCAGCTCTGCTTCGACCTGCGTGCGCTGCTCGTTCGGCACGTCTGAGAGGTCCACGACGCCGTCCTTCACGTCGAGGTCCGCTTGCGGAACGCTCACGCGGTTGACGGGGCCCTCGACCTCGTCACGCACCTTGAACTCACTCATGGAAGACATGCTACGGACGGCTGTGACACGATCAGGCCGTCGTCTCGGCGAAGTTCTGGCCGATGGCGCGGAAGGTCGCAGTGAAGCGCGAGACGTTGCCTGTGGGGTCGTCCTCGTAGGCGATCCCAGTCAGTCGGAGGTCCCAAACCTCGCTCGAGCCGGCGTACGGCGTGGTGTAGCGGTAGGTGGCGTCCCGAACGCGCTCAGCGTAGGTCTCAGCGGCCAAGGGGTCGACGGTCTGTGTCGGCTGAACCTGCTTAGACCAGCGCAGGAAGACCTGAACCGCGACCTCCGTGTCCTGGTCGAGCACCCGCACGCCCTCGTTCTCGAAGACCGGGTAGATGCCGGCGACCGGGCCGTCCTGCCCCAGCGACTCGTGCAGCTTGTCGTCGAAGATCGTCAGCTCTGCAGAGGTGAACTCGGACACGAGAATCGCGCGCACTTGCGTCCGCAGCTTCGTGGCGGGGCTGATGTGAGTCACGGCATGAACTTCTTGATGTTCGCCTGAAAGCGCGGCATGATCGCATCGGCGGCGCGCTTGAGGAAGTGGAACGCGGGGTTGCCGGGGTGTTCGACCGTGATGCCGCGGCCGAAGGCGTTGGGAATGGGGTGTGGCGCGCCGCCGGTTTCGAGCGCGGGTGCCTGGGGCGCCGTGGAGCCTACGTGGCCGACCTTTCCGCTGGCGTGCCCCTGGATCGAGGGGCGCAGCTTGGGTCGGCGGCCGTAGTCGTGGCGGCCGGGGCCGGTGGGGGCGTTCGCGCGCGCCAGCGCCTCCAGCTCCCGGGTTGTCTCAGAAACAGCCTCGATGCCGCCACGATCCAGCGCGGCCCGGAACTGGCCCCAGCGGTTGCGGCTCTCGACCTGCGTGTGGATGCCGAGCCCGGCCATATCTCAGAACTTCACCCGACGATAGGGCTCGAGGAGCTGGCGCGCGCGCGCGGGAATGGCCTCGCGATTCTGGTTCTCGCGCACGTAGGAGTAGCTGCCGATGGACTCGCTCGCGAACGGCGTTGCGGTCAGCTTGAACTCGCCGGCGGTCCAGATCGCGGCCTGCTTGACCGCGGGCGGGATGGTTGGCCAGCCGGTAGTGCCGGTGACGACGACGGTGTGATGAAACTTGTATTTCCACCAGAGCGTGTCGAGGTTGTACTCGAAGCCCATCGCGGGGTCCTGGCTGGCGATCTTCGGCAGCTCGAGCCATTCGTACATCGTCGCTACGCCCGCGTCCTCGGCCATGAAGCCCCGGTTGGGGCCGGCGATGTACTCGCGGTCGACGGTCAGCGTCGCCGTGTCCATCGTGACGGACGTAATGGCCGAGAAGTCGTCGATGTTGAGGAAGCCGGTGCCGTCGTAGATATACGACAGGGAGACGCCGGCCGCGGAAGCGCTGCCGAACGAGCGCTCCGAGTAGTCGCGAATCGCCGAGGAGGCGAACGCGATGGCCTGGTCGAGGGCGGCCGCTTCGGCGCCGGCGGTCGTGCCAGTCCCGAGCGCGGTCTCCAACTGTGCGCGCGTGATTAGGTCCGCAGCCACCCTTCCAGACTACGCCCGGACGTGCCAGGGATTAGGCTGTATCTGGGGCATTATTGCTCGAACCCCTGAACGTTGTAATAGACGTTGACGATGGCTGCCGTGATCGGCAGCAGCAGGTCTAGCGCCTGGCCGCTAGTGCCGAATGTCGGGGTCTCGATCCCCGGTAGCTGGACCGGAGCAAGGTCGCGGGCCGTGAACCGCTGAAGGGGCACAGTCGCGGCGCGCAACTGGATAGCCAGCAGTGCTGCGGAGTCTGAGTAGAGGCTGATATCCGTGAGATAGGCCGTCTTGCCTGCGGTCACCGTCCACAGCGGCACCGTGGTCGTCACGGTGGTCGAGGTGGCTTGGGCGCCGGAAACCTTCTGCGCGGTCTGCCCCTGCGCGAGGAAGCCCGCGGTGACCTTCTGCACGCCGAGCGCGCCACCAATGGGAGCAACCGGAGGAAGGCCGCCGGTATTCTTGAAGACGATGGCGACGGCAGTGCCGGACGCAACAACGCCATAAATCGAGTCGCCGGTGGCGCCGGCAAGCTGAGCTGGGAACGAGGCGCTCGGCGCAACCGGGATTCCTGTTGCCGGCGTCACGGCGGAGTCGCCGACGTAGATCGTCTGGGAGTCTGCGTTCTCGACAGTCACGCCCAACGGAGCGTAGCCAGGAGTAGACGCAAGCAGCGTAGGCGTGGCGCCCACGGTTACGGCAACCTGCGTTAGCGCCATGTTTGGGGGTCCTCTCTAGACGAGACTACGTGGACAGACACTCACACAGCCTACCTGCGGACGTGCCAGGGGCCCCGCAATGCGGGGCCCCTGGGGCGCATCTATGCGAATGTGCTCAGTCGTCCTTCGGCTTGGCCTTCGGCTTGTCCGCAGCCTCCGCGAACACGTCCTCGGGAGTCGGCTCGGTGAGCGCGTCGAGCGGGTGCTCCTTGGTTCCGTCCGCTCCGGGCGGAATCTGGACAGCCAGCTCGTGGTTCGGGTCGGTGATGACCTCGTCGACCTTGACGTGGATCACCTTGCCGTCTGCGTCCTTGTAGACCTTGTTGGCCATGTCAGACTCCCACCAGGCCGGTTCCGCCAATCACAGAAAACGCCTTGGGGTAGCGCGCTGCCGTGAAGCCGGTCCGCGTCTCTGCACGGAAGACCGTCTGGTTACTTGTGAAGTAGACATGCGGTGACTCGTCCACCGTCACGCCCTGTCGGTCCAGGATCAGGCCCTCGGAGAAGTCTCCGACGATGATCCGGCTTTCGTTGACGCCGACGCCCTGGTTGGTCGGAATGTTCGCCGACAGCACCACGGGGTAGCCGAACAACTCACCGGCGACGCCGCCCGGAAGGGCGCCTCCACCGGGGAGAGGATCGTTGCCGCGGCGGCCGAAGGCCGTCGAACCAGCACCGATCAGGTAAGTCGACGGCGAAGTCGCCTCACGGCCCTTGATGATGTACGCCCAGGTTCGGGGGTGCATCACAATGGCGTTGGGGTTCCCGAAGAACGTGCTCTGGATGCCCGTGATTGCGTCCACGACTGCATCGAGAAGTAGCTGCACGGTCGGGGAGGCCGAGGTGTACGTCACGGCGTTGACGCCGGCCGTTCCCAGGATACCCTGGGGCTGTCCGGTGCCGCTGCCGTTGATGAATGCGATCTCCTCGAGGATCGCAAGGCGCTTCGCCAGCTCGCGCAAGATCAGGGTGTCGACCCCGATGTTCGGACCCTCTTGCTGGCGTCCGGCGTCCTGGAGGAGCTGATTCGACACGACGCCCAGGCCCGCGGCGGTGAAGACCGACACGCTGATCTGCCCGAAGGTCAGATCGGCAGCAGGCTTCGCCGCCAGCTCGGCCACCCAGCCTGCGGTCAAGCCGCCGGTCTGAGATGCGATCTGGAGGGTGTCGCTGTTGGTGGAAACCGAGGAGAAAAGGCTGCGAAGTGGCGTCTGCGCCAACCGCAACTCGATCAGCTCTCGGCTGATTTCCGGGGTGACGAGGTAACCACCGGCCGAGTCTGTTCCCTCGGTCATGGCCTTGATGTCCTCGGTCCCGAGGCCCTGTGCGAGGCGCTCCTGCGCCTTGCCGTTGCCCTTGTTCGCAGCCTTGATGTCCGCGAAATAGCTGTGCTTGCCGGTCTTGTAGACCGACTTCTCGCTCGTCTCGATGCTCGAGAAGGCGCCCTCAGGGCTCCACTCGCGCATCTTGTCGAAGGCTTCGGTGAGGGTTGTCACCTGAGCCTTGGTGTCCTTCAGCTCATGCTCGAGAATGCGCTTGTCGCGCTCATCCGAGAGGGGCTGAAGCTCCTCCTGAATGCTCTTGAGGTCCTTCTGGACGGACTCTACGGCGCCGGGGCTCGCGTCGAGCTTCGACACCAGCTCCTTCGCCTGGTCCTCCAGGCCCTCGATCTTGGTGCTCAGTTCCGCTAGGTCCATTGCCTCTTTACTGGGTGGGTGCTCCTTTCTGTCGCCGCTCGCGCGCCACCCAGGGGGCAGGTTGCGGGAAGGTAGGTACGAAGAACGCTACAGACGGTTGTGACAGGATCAGGAAACGCGCTCGAGCGCGTCCGCGAAGTGCTCACTGACACTGGTGAGGCGGGCGTCAACCTCGATGGCGTCCGGGTCCTCACCGAACGCCTTGCCGGCCACGCCGTACAGCGTCCGGGGGTTCACCGGGATGGGAGCGACCGAGATTTCCTGGAGGTCGACCTCGAAGATGCGCGGGCCGTCCGGCGTCATGTGGCGCTTGAAGGCGCCGCCGACGCTGAAGCCGCGCATCATGCCCCGCTTGATGAGGTTGTAGGCGTGTGCGGCCCACGTACCGTCGGGCGGCCGCGGGATTTCGCCCTTGACGTGGAGGCCCTTGGCCCCCAGGGTCGCTTCCGTCACTTGGCCGAGCTGCTCGTCGGGGCGGTGGACGTGCATCAGCACAGGATTCGCCATGTAGGCATCCAGCCCGCGCTGAAACGCGCCGGGCTCGAACGCCTCGGCGTCCCGATCTGTCTCGAAGTCGGCCGCTAGACCCTCAATATACAGCGTGCCGTCATCGCCTTCCTCGACGTTGACAGCCTTCAGGCCGGCCTCGAACTTGGCTACATCACGCACATAGGGAAGGCTACGCCGCCCCGTGCCACACTTCGGGCTCCTCCTCGCCGTTGAGCGTGTCTAGGACTCCCCTGAGCAGAGCGGCAATGCGCGCTGCGAGTTCCAGCTCCTCGTCCGTCATATGGCCGGGAGTTTTTGACGCCAACTGATTCCAGTCCGCGTCATTTCCCGTTCGTCATCTGTCCGTGACGACGGCCGCTTCACCGCCCTCGTCAAGGAGGCGCTGAAGCACCGCCACCGGGAGGTAGACCTTCTCCGGATAGCCTCGCCCCCAGGAGTTCAGCAGCTTGACGTACGGGGCGTGGACGTTGCCCAGCGCCGCCGTGACCTCCTCGGCCTTGGTCGCCCAGCGCACCGCCGCGATCCCGTCGCCGAGGTGCGGGTCTGCAAGGCCGTGAGCGCGCGGACCCCGGAGACGCAGCACGTCGCAGCCGGCGCGGACGCTTGAGCCCTCCGCCGGCGGGGTGTCGGGATACTCGTCGATGAGCTGGGCCTGGTGGTAGAGCCACGGCGCGTCGTAGAGCTGGCGATTCAGCAGGCTCATCATCCGGGAGCAGGAAAAGCCGACGCAGGCGCCGTCCGGGCCCTGATTGTAGAAGTCCCAGTAAGCAGGAATGTCGCGGTGCGCGATGTAGGGCTCGAGACAGATCGCGTGGCCGCCGCGGACGCTGCCGAGGTTGCCGTCGCGGCCGATCCAGTTGCCGGCGCCGGGGGTGTCGAAGGCGGTGTACCAGTTGATGCCGATGACCACCGGCACGGGGCGCGCGGGCAGCGCCGCGGCCAGGGGGTACTTCTCGACGTGCTCGTAGTCAGACGGCTCGCGGCGGCCTAGGGTGCCGGGCATTATTCAACCTCCTCAGGTATTCACCTTGCTGGTCGCGAACCTCAGCGACCAGTCCGTTGCTCCAAACGCCGTCGTAGTTGTAGACGAAAATGTACGGCTTGAAGATGGTGTGCTCGCTGCTCATCAGGGATGCTGTGTCAAAAGCAGAGCGACAACGCTTATGAGTGTTGCGAAGCCGCCGACCCCCACCCCGAGCCAGAGCCCGAGGTTCGCGCCCTTCTGGTGAGTCTCGACGACCTGCGTCTTCTGCCCCTGCGCCTCGTACTGCGCTTTGCGCAAGTCCTGGATGTCTTTCTGGATCGGCTCCAAAGCAGCAGTCAACCCCGTCACGGACGCCGCCGCTGTCGCGCTGACCTGCGTACGCATTGCCTCAGCGGCAGCAGCAACCTGAGCCGCGAGCGCGGACGCCTGCGTCGCCTGCACCTCAGCCGCGCGCTGCACCGCCTCGACATCGACACGTCGAATCGCGTCGATGCGCGCCGTCTCGGCCTCTCGAAGCTCACCAGCGTATTCGGCTCGTAGCGTGGCGACCTCGCGAACATGACGCGACTCAGCACTACGCAGGTCGTCCTGACGCTTGATCGCCGCGTCAACGAGATCGAGGACGTTCTGCGTCGGGTCGCCGTTAGGACGGGACTGCCCTCCAGGTCGCTTGATAGGAGCGGATTCACTCTCGGTCATGCAGAAAGCTCCTGGCGAAACCGCTTGGTCTCGCGCTTGGCGTAGTACTCCTCGAACGCTGTGCGCCGACTGCGGCTGTCTTCGACCGCCCGGCGCAGCTTCTTCGCTTCTGCTCTTGAAATCGCTGCCTCGTTATTAGTAACCCAAGTCGGCTGGTCGCAGATTGGGCAGCGGTCGAACTCATCCGCGTTCGGCCAGTTCACGTCGTCGCGCGAGCAGCGCTTAGCAGTGGGCGGGCTCATGCCTTCACGCGCCCGGAAATCACGAACGCCTCGAGCGCCGCAGCCACTACGAGCGCGACTACGGCCGTAGTCCCGCCGAAGGCGACCGCCGCGAAGCAGAGGATTATGGTGAAAGGTGAGATCATCCGTTCATTCTCTCAACCGCTTCGCCGCGCAGTTCGGCGGCGATATGAGCGCACCTTGGGGCGGCCCTTGCCGGCGTTCGCGCCCCTCGGGGAGCGGGAATGGCCGCGCACCACGACCCCGCCCGTCTTGGGTCCCTGGGGCTTGCGCTTCTGGTGGCGGATTCTCCGCGCCATTACAGCGCCGCCCGCGCGCCGGCGAAGCCCTCAGCCTCGACGCCCTCGAGAATCTGCTCCGGCGAGTAGCCCCGCCGGACGCCTTCGCTGACCGCTTGCTCGACCTCAGGGCCGAGCAAGTCCTCGCGCTCCACCGCCTCGATCAGGGCCGGCCGCTGGGCCTTCGTCATCCCCTCGGCGTCGTCGAAAATCCGGTCGAGCGCCGCATCGGCCGCGCCGGCGCTGGGCGGCAGCACCTCGGCCAGGTAGGCGCCGAGGGCGGCCGGGCCCTCCGCGAGCGCCTTCTTGAGGCGCTGCTGGGCGGCCGGGTCGGGCTTCGTTACCGCCGCCCCGCCGCTGGGGACGCCTTGGTCGATAGCGGCGGTGTTGTTCGGGTTCGCAGGGGCGCCGCCGTCTGGCCCTGGCTGCCGGTTGGCGATACCCCCATCGGCTGTGGTGATTCCTGGCAAGTTCAGCACGATTTCATCGCGTTGATCGCCAAGTGGAGGGAGTTTCACATACTCTCGGACCTCTTTCACCTTTACTCCTGGCAGCCCTCCGAAGCTCGTGGCGAGGTTGAGGCGGTCCGCTTCGGGGATCGTGTACTCGTAGTCGATCCTGAAGTCGACCCCCCAAGCCTGGCTAATCTGCGCCGAGATGACTCGCTCGAGGCGGTTCAGATATGGCTTCATTTTCTTGTTGTCGAAGTGGCGCTGGGCCTCCTCCAGCAGCCCCGGCCGCGCAAACTGCCCATTTACCAGCGCCGGGTGAACCCCGAACATCTGAAAAACGCGGTCTCGCCCGAGGTGCGAGAGCGCCTCGAACTGGGCCTCCACGGCTGTCGGCTGGATGCTCTGGAAGGTGAGCCCGCGCTCCAGCACAGCGACCTGGTAGGCATTATGGCTGCCGGAGTACATCGAGGCGAACTGGCGCCGGATTTTCTGGTGGACGGGCTCCGGGACGCTGCGGTCGGACTGCAGCACGCCACTCAGCTTCGTGCCGCGCTGGAAGAACGCGGCCATCGACTCGACGAGCCCGAGTTCAATGTCGTAGGAACGCGGGGATGCGCTGATGACGCCGAGCCCGTAGTGCGGGTCGTGGGGGTTCGGCAGCTTGAAGTGGACCACGTCCTCGGGGGCGAACTCGAGGTCGCGGCCGCTGCCGGGCACCCGATAGTGATACTTCTCGACGAGCTGTTTCTCCCCAGGGACGATCTGAACGAAGGGGGGCGCGAGCCGGTAGAGCGCGATGGGCTTGCCCTCAGCGTCCGCACCGAACTTGAGCCAGTAGCCGTTGCCGACCAGCAGCAGGTCGATGGTCAGCAGCTCGATCATGTCGATGTAGTCGAAATACGGGTTCGGCTGGTCCAGGAGGCCCTCGAGCGAGGAGGGCACCTTGCCGCCGGGGTAGTCGCCGCCTTGCCCGTAGGGCGTCTCGCTGGTGGCCATCTTCTTGCCGTTGGTCTCGAAGTGGTAGTCCGCTTGAGAGGCGGTCGTCATGATGAGGCCGACAGCGTCCATGACCCAGTCAACAGCCTCGGTGCCGCCGTACGCCTGCAGATGCCGGCTGGCCTCGCGTTGCGAGAGCCGCCGGGTGAGTCCTTGGCCGTAGATCGTGGGGCCCGGCTGGGCCGACGCCGCGGGGGCGAGCGCCTTGGAATGGGTGCCGCCGGACAAGACCGCGCGCGTGGTCTCTATGAAGCTCACCCGAGGGAGTCTACGCCGGCGTCCGCCATCGCTGGTCCAGACCCCGGCAGCCGGTTTCATGTTCCGACGCCTGACTTCCTCCCCCTCCTCGATCCCCCTAAAGGGGGATGATCGGGAGGGGGTCCCTTGGAAGTCGCCCTGTCAGGCGTGCGAGTCTAGTAATAAGGGTCGACTTACGGACCACTTTAGTTTGTGCCTGTGGGTGGTCTGGAGTGTGGTACACTGTAGGCGTGCTTGACAACATCATCATCTTCGTTCTCACCTTCGTTTTCGCGGTGGCGTTCGCGGCCTGGGTCCTCGCCTTCGTCGCGCGCGGCGTGCTGGCGATCATCGAGCGCGGCCGCGAATGAGGCTGACTGTTGTCCAAGTGAGCGCATTGGACTTACTGGTCCGCGAGCGCGGTATGGCGCGCCTGGACCGCAGAACTGGGAGCGCTCTTGAGCGCCTCGGGCTAGCGAGCCGGGTGTACTTCTCCAAGCGGCTCTATGTTATTAGTGACCGGGGTCGTGAAGTGTGGCGCGGCCGCGAGTGACCCCTCGCATGGCCCTCCCCAGCATCAAGGGCCTGCTGGCCAGCGCGCGCGACGCGGAGAACATCGCGCTCGAGACGCGCCAACTCCACCGCCGGCGCAAGCTCCCTTCCCGCCAGGTTGACGTGTGCTCGGCCATCGCGAGGGTGAACCGGACGCAGGCCCGGCTCCGCTCGGTGATCCACGCCTCGAACTTCCGCGAGGTCCCCCGCGCCGATGAGGTCCGGGAGTTCTCTAATAGGCTCCAACGCGAGCGACGAAAACTAAGAAAGCTGGTCTCATGCGACGCCTGATCCTTGCCCTCATCGTCCTGGCTCTGCTCCCTGCTTCAGCGGCCGCTACTCCGCGGCTCGGCTTTGCTCGGGCGCGGCTAGCGGTCGCGCATATCGAGCGCGGTCGTCCGCATATTGTTCAGCGCTGCTGGCGCCGGAGCCGCCACTACATCTCGTGTGCCGTGAGCGAGCCTTCCGGCGGCGACTGGACCTGGGATTTCGTGATTGATGTGCAGCGCCGGCCCCGCGAGGTCGTGGCATCGTCCTACGCCTTCCCTGAGCGGTTCGTCGAGCCGGTCTAGTGGCAAGAGCCAGGGTCGATTCTTCGACCGGGCTTCGGACCACCCGGACACTTTCATCCCCCGTGCGTTCTCCACCCCTCGCTCTGAGGGCCCCCGCGACCCTGCGCAGTTTTTCGCAGGCGCCCCAGCATCCCTGCGTCCCTCGGGGCGCGTGCGTGCGCTCGGCGCCGGGGCGCAGGATCGCTAGGGTTCCTCAGGAAGCCTCAAGCTGCGCTTGAGGCTTGGAAGGTGCGTCGCGGGGTCGCAGGAGGCTGAAAAGCTTGCGCCCCTAGCGGTGCCAGGGGCGCAAGCATGAACTAGTCTAAGCAGGGCAGAGGGTACGCTCAGAACGTGCGCGTTGCACTGACCACGCGCCACCCGCTCAGGCAGTGCGCTGCAATCCACTGCTGCGCCAGCTCGCGGGCTCGCCGGTTCGTCAACGGTTGCGAGTACCCTGTATCTGCATGCCCGAAGTACATGAACGAATAGCCTCCGCTTGGGGCCTTCATCTTGACTTGAACGGTGTCCTCGCTCATGTTGCAGTCTCCAGCCTGATTAGATAGTCGCAGGCATACTGCTCGGAGTAGCAGTCGGCAGTGGAGGTGCCGAAGCTTTCTTCCCCGTTTACACCCTCCCACGCCACCGTCACGCTAGGGTTGATCCCGTCCACGTCGCCGTCAGGGTCGCTGATGCTGACGACCCGCCCACCGAAAGCGACGCGGTCGCCCACCTGCAAGCGGTCGCCGTTCACGTCCAGCACTACCATCAGTCCCACCATGCGCGCACCCAGCGGTGGCCGTCGTCGTCTAGTTCATCGACCGCGACCCTCAGCAGGGCCTTGCGCACTGCTGCCCGTTCCGGCGCCGGCGTGTCCACGTAGATCACGGGGGAACCCTCGCGACCAATCAGCACGCGCGGCCCTGCCGACCAGTCGAGCGCGTCGTAGAGCGCGGCTGCTACGGCCACGCCATCGAACCCGTTGTAGTTGCCAATAGCGAGCAAAGCTGCACGCACACCTTCCGCCGTCTTGAACTCGGCGCGAAAATGAAGATTCCGGCGCCGGTCAGTTGAATCATCGACCGCGTAGCCGAGTTTGACTATTTCTAGGCCCGTTCTGTCTTCTAGGTGCATTTTAGGTTGTCCTCCCCTGGATTGAAGTTACGCTCGATGTTGCCGCCCGACCTTCGATACATTCGAGCATTATCCATACCACCCTTTCGCTTTCATGTCCGCTCCGCGCAGCATCGCCGCTAGGCGCGCCCGCATCATCGGATACCGGGTCGCAGGTTCCGGCCCGCCGTTGCGCCAGTACCGAATATAGGCCCTCGCATCGGCCGCCATCGCTGGAGGCAGCGAATCCGCATACGCGGTCGCTGCCTCCAGCCGCTCCCCTAGGCCGATCATACAATCACGCTAAGGTTGCCGTCGCGGTCGCATGCAAGCCTTCCGGCCACTAGAACATCCGCAAGCTGTTCGGCAGTAATGCTCAGCTCAGCGGCCCATGCCGCATAGATTTCCCGCGTGCGGCTCATGCGAGTGCGTCGACGTAGTGCGTTTGCTCGACGACAAGGAACATAGGCTCGCCCAGCGCGTCGCGGACGGGCTCGTCGTCGGGGAGCTGCCAATAGTCGCCGGAGCCCGGCGAGTATATCTCGCCCGTGTGAGGCGAGAACGTAACCGCGCGCTGCGGCTCGACGTTCGGGCTTGAGCGCGGGTGCGCGTCTTCGAAGGCGCGCATATTCGCAGGGGTCGCTAGGGTTGTGAGCATGCTCGTGTGGCCTCGCTTTCATCGGGTAGATTGTCCAGTAGGGTGATGGTCCCGCACGCCGCGCAGGTCGCGCGGTCGGGCGGCTGGGCCATTGTGATGTGCGACTCAATCGGCAGCGTGCCGCCGTACTCGGACACGTTGAAGGTCTCGCGCACGAGCGCTTCAACATACGCCGTGAAGACGTGCCCTGCGCACTCTGGGCATACGCGCCTACCGTACATTGCGGCGCACCTCAGCGCGAAATAGCGCAACAGCTTCACGCTTAGAGTATCCGAAGTACTGGCGCGAGACTAGGTAGCCGTCCCGGCCACTTTCATAGATCCGCCACGCGCCTTGAAAAGTGCGCTCGACGGTCATTGCTTCGCCGCCTTCTGCGCGGCCTCAAGCTTTGCGACCTGGACGGCCACGATGCGCTCGATCACGCTGCGCGTCTGCGCTGCGTAGTGGGTTCGGGTCATGATGCCTTTCCGTAGTGACGCGCCCATAGCGCGTCTAGTTCAGGGTCGGGGATAAAAGGGTGGGGCCAGCGGCGCCCGAAGGCGGGCACCGCTCCTGAAGGCTGGAGCGCGCCGCGGGACGGCCTCGCAAAGCTAGCCGGACGCCCCGCCCGCGTGCCCTTGTAGCCACGCAACGCAGGCTCTCCGCGAGCGTACGTGGGCCGGGCACGCGAGCGCTCATACGCCTTGCGGCTTGGTTCCAGCGCTTTAATAACGGCGCGGCAGGTTGCCTTGAAGTGCTTACGCTCGGCGGGCGTCATCGCGGCCCCCGCTCGACGTTGGCCAAGCTGCGCCAGTAGATCAGCGCCGCCATGTCGCCGCGCGCCTTCGCGCGGTCGGCCGCGTCATCATGGGCGCGCAGTTGCTTGGCGCGCGCGGCGGCGCGCTTTTCTGAGCGGGTCATTTCGTCGCCTCAATCAGCAGGCGCTCGCACTCGTCTATGAACGCGTCGTCGCGACCGTACTCCCAAGCATCCGCCAGCGCGTCTATCAGACCGTCTGCCGGATTGTCCTCGCCCGTGATTTCGCGCGCAAGGTTGAGTGGCGTGGGGTCGCCCGCCCATTCGCCCGACAAGGCGGGCGGCACTGGCAGAAAGTCATAGACGACGGGATCGCCAGCATTGAGCGTCGCTAGTAGGCGCGCATAGTGGCCGTCTGGCGCGTTACCGTCCAGTATCCAGCTCGCGGCCGCCAGTGCGGCCTCGCGGCCGCACTCGCGGGCATCCGTGATGAAGTCCTCGCGGATCATTCGATCGCCTCAAGCTGCGCCTCAGCCAAGCGGTGCCAATCCACTTCGCTCAGCGCGCCGCCAATCAGATCGCCAGCCAACCCGCCCGGCTCCGCTACGTTCTCATAGACAAGATCCTTGAGTGCGTCTGCGATGCGGTAGACGGGCTCCGGCGACTCCTCGCGCACTTCCTCGACCAGGGCCAGCACCTCGCGGTACGTGCCCTCGCCGTCGTAGTTCCCGTCGAGATACATGCCGACGGCCCACGTTTCGTAGTTCTTCCAACCGTTGTAGCTCATCAGTAGCCCTCAATGCCGCATGCGCCGAGAAAAAGGCGCATATCGAAGCACGGATTCTCGGCTGCAAAATAATCCGCGAGCAAGTGGCAGCAGGTGTCCAGTTCGTCGCGGGCAGCGTAGCCGTCCGTCTGTCTGGCGTAAGGATAGCTTTCTATCGCCGCGATGTAGTGCGAGTGTCTCGGCGATGCCTTCATAGTGCTTTTTAGTCATGCTCAGCCTTCCGTTCGTAGGGGCGCCCACGAGCGGCGCCCGCAGTGGACGCAGCGATGGGCGAGCATCTTGCCCGCGTACTCTAGGACGTAGGCGTGTAGGCAGCGGGTCATGCTCGAGCCTTTTTCTGATCGGATCATTTTCAGGCACGCTAGCACATCCTCAGACACTTGTGCAAAAACTTTTTGACAGCTTCGCGGCTCACTTCAGTTAGTGAAGTGTGCTAGACTTCATTTAGTGAAGCGGCCCCCACTTACCGTAAGCGAACACACGTTCGCCCCAAGGAGCGTTTCGCCCCAAGGAGCGTTTCGCCCCAAGGAGCGTTTCGCCTCACACCCGAGCGACGACGACAGGGGGCTACCACGAATATTCGTGCCCGGCCGGCCGGAGGGGGCTACCACGAATATGCGTGCCCGGCAGCCCGAACTTGTCATAATCCGCGAGACCTGCTAGAGTTTTTGACCCGATCAGAAAGAGCGATGCGATACCCCACAACCCCGCAAGTCGAAGTCCCTGCAAACCGCAGGTTTCTGAGCCACGGCCAAGGCCGCTGGTCGGTCTACGACAAAGCTACCGGGATCGAAGTTGCCGAGGTCCTTCGCACCTCCGATCCCGGTGAGCTGCTCGTCCTGCCTCCCCGCCGCGTTCGCATCGCGCAGCAGGCCCAACGGCTGCCCGTCTACGGTGTTGTGCTCGAAAAGACAGCCGCCAACTCTCACTTCCCTGAACTGGAGCGCGCATGGACGCTTATCACCGACTGACTTACCGTGACAAAGCGTATGTAGTGCTGCTGCTCTTAGTCGAAGGGGCGTCCGTTGGGGCCGCGGCGTATATTCTGAACCATTACCGAAAGGCAGTAAGATGAGCCGCTTCGAAGTGATCCCCCACATCACTAGGGGGGCCGAGGTTTTCGACAACCGCGTGGGCCGCCCGGTGGACTACATGCCTAGCCTTGCGGCCGCGCAAGCCGCGGCCGACGCCCTCAACCTGGCTGCTGCCGGCAGCCGTAAGACATTTCAGCTATCTCCTTCTCTAGCCCCAACCCACCTATCTCCAAAGGCATGACAACCTTTTCAGCTATCTCAAGGCAGTGCCCTGACTGCGGAGTACGGAAGGCGCTAACCGAGTTTCATAAGGACGCGACCCGGAAAAACGGGCGTAAGGTGTATTGTAAAGCGTGCAACGCAGCCCAGGTAAGCTCGTGGTCGAAAGCAGACCCCGAGCGGCGTGCGAGAGTACAGCGGCAGACGCGCTTGAACACGCTCTATGGCGTTACACCCAAGGAGTTCGACGCGATGCTCGACGCGCAAGGTAATGGCTGCGAGGTCTGCTATGGCGTAAACGCTGATGGTCGAAGCCTTGCCGTCGATCACGATCACAAGACAGGCAAGGTGCGTGCACTTCTCTGCTCTCGCTGTAATATCGCACTTGGGCTAGTAGAGGAAGACCCCTGCCGCCTTCGGGCGCTGGCTGATTACGTTGAGAGGTTCGGTGGAAAATGTCCCGCATGACACTCAAGCTCGATGGCACGACGGTCTACTTCGAGCAGGACGAAGCGACGTGGTCGATCATCAACCGCGTCGACGCCGACCTCGAACGCCGGCGCGGCTCAATCCTCTCACACTCGGAGGTGGACCGGCTGCAAACCTTGATCGTTGAGGCGCGCAAAGCCGGCCAGCTCGAAGACCCCCAGGAACCCTAGGAGTGCTATGCCCCTGAAAATCAAGGAAGGCGGCACCCCCGGTCGGCTGACGCGCATCTACCTCAATGGTGGGGCGCATGTTGACACGGTGGCGTCTTACAACGAAGTACAGCAGGTCATCGGCGCCGCGTTCCAGAACCAGACCCCGTTCATCGAGGTCAACACCGTGACGGCCAAGGCGGCTGTCTCGCTGATGAGTATTGCGGCCGTCCTGCCCAAGCCTCACGCCGTACTGGAGGGTTGATGAAACCCGCGCGCAAGACCATCAACCGGCGCTGGCTGCGAGGCTACTCCACCAACGACGGTTTCTGGTGGAAGCTCGGCCCGCTCGAGGTCGACTACCACCGCGGCGTCGGCATCGCGTTTACGGTGGTGTTCGAGCGTGTCTGAGATCGACCTCGAGCCTCACCAGGAGGCCGCTGACGCCGTGCTCGATCTGAGCGGATATGTCGAGGACGCCGTGCACGGCATAGCTGCGGCAGAGCGCACCACACGGAACGCCGTCATGCAGGAAGCCGTCGAGACCACCGACCAGGACCCCTATCAGTTCTGGCTCGACTCAGAGGAGCACAACCTCATCACCCGCATCGCAGGGGCACTGGGGACCATCGCGCGGCTCGTGGAGAGGCTATGACCGCGCGCGAGCAGGCCATCACCGACCTCAAGGAGGCCCGAGCAACGCACGTCGAGTGGGAGCAGCTAGTCACGCCCGACACAGCCCACCTCGTCGGCGACGCAGCCCACCACCGGCGCTGGATCGCACGCTACAATCAAGCGATTCGGGTCCTGCAAGCGTGCGAATGAAGTGGTCCGGAAGTCTGATTTCAGCGTCCGGTTGACGCCTGAAAATCAGATTCCCAAAGGGACCCTCCCCGATCCCCCTATAGGGGGATCGAGGGAGGGAAGGGAATCCCGGCCGCAAGGTGGACCATTTCTGACAGGATCAGAAGCATGATAGACTGTATGGCCGGGTGCGGCTCGCTGAGGCGGGAGGCGGGAGAGAAGGGGGCTGCCGACGTGCAAGCCACTGAGGGCAGCGAGTAGGCGAGTCGCACGCGACCAATCGAAAGGGAAGACTTGAGCGCAAAACTGACTCCGGAGGACATCGCCGCAGCCGGCCGGATGCACGCCGCTGGCAGGAGCATCCGGTCGCTGGCTTCCGACTTCGGCGTGAACGAGAGCACCCTGCGGCGCGCGCTCCGCTCGCAGGCCGTGCCGCCCCCAGGGACCCAAGGGGCGCCGGAGGTTCCCGTCATCCATCGGCACTACGAGCACCTCGAGAAGGCGCTCATTTATCCGCTCGGCGACTTCCACATTGGTAGCCCGCAGCATGCTCGGGAGAAGTTGGATCGCTGGCTCGACTACATTCTTGAGACTCCCCACGCCACGCTGCTGGGGACCGGCGACATTCTGAACGCTGCGATCCTGGGTTCCAAGTCAGATTCGTATGCGGAGGTCCTGACTCCCCAGGAGGCCATCTTCCAAGCGGCCGACCGCATGCGCCCCGTTGCCGACGCCGGCCGCATTGACCTCCTGATGGGCGGGAACCACGAAGCCAGAATCCAGCGCGCTACCGGGATCGACCCTGTTGCTTTTATTGCTCGCGAGCTTCGGGTTCCTCATGTCGAGGGCGCTGTTGTGTTGGTTTACCACGTCGGCGACCAAGAGTATTCGGTATTCCTGCGCCACGGTACGGGCAACTCCCCCGCGTCGACTAACGCAGTCACCAAGACCGGCTTAGTGTTCATGGCCGATGTCGCGGTGACGGGGCACACACACCGGCAGCAGGTCGTCCTGGAGGACAGCTTCGTTTTGAGTGAGGATGGGAGTCACCTAGAGCGTCGACCCCGCAGGTATGTGACAGCCGGGTCGTTCGTTGGTTACGAACGCTACGCCGCCGAGCGCGGTTACAGTCCGGCCCACCTCGGGGCGCCGCGTATTTTCCTAGATGGTTCGAGGCGAGATGTCCACGTCTCTATCTGAGCTGAAGCGGTGCTACGTGTGCGGTGAGTCGAAGCCGCGATGCGTATTCGCAAGGGACCGCACTCGCCCAGACGGGCTCCAGTCTCGCTGTAAGGAATGCGGGCGCGCTCAGAGTCGCGCCTGGCTTACGGAAAACCGACCGCGCCGGGCGGCACAGAGGCGTGCTCGCCGGGCCACGAACCCGGATCGCCGCGATCCGCAAAAGGAGCGCAGCGGGCATCTCCGGCGAAAGTTCGGAATCACTGTTGAGGAGTACGAGGCAATGCTCACCGAGCAGGACGACGGCTGCGCTGTATGCGGCGGCGTCAACGCTGATGGGCGCGTGCTGGCCGTCGATCACGACCACGAGAGCGGTCACGTTCGGGCTCTCCTATGTCACAACTGCAATGTTGCGCTAGGGCTCCTGGCTGAAGACCCTCAGCGTCTCCGCGATCTAGCTGACTACATCGAGGAGCACGCCACCCTAGAGCGGGCTGAGGCTGCCGCGTGACTCGCCTCAGCGTCCCCTTCGACCCTCGCGAGCGCCCGCACACCAAGCGCGCCGATGGCACCCCGCTGACGAAGCCCTCGCTGGGTCAGCGCCGCGCGCGCCGCCGGCGCGCTGCCCGCGCCGTCCGGGCCGCTAGGAAGTTCAACCGATGATGAGCTACAGCACGCTCGTCGCTGACCCGCCGTGGACGGTGAAAGCAGGCCCCCTGCGCTCAGGCTACGCTGAAGGCTTCATCCAGCACGGCAACGGCCGCTCCCTCGACCTGCAATATCCGACAATGAGCGTAGATGATATCGCCGCACTCCCCGTGGAAGCACTAGCGGCGCCTGACTCTCACCTTTATCTCTGGACAATAAACCACTACATTGAAGACGCTTTTCGGGTTGCGCGCGCGTGGGGTTTCGAGTATTCCACGCTGCTGACATGGAGCAAAAAGCCGATGGGTGGCGGTCTCGGCGGCGCCTTCGGGATCAGTACAGAGCATGTCCTGTTCTGTCGTCGCGGCAGCTTGCCTCGCCAGCAGCGCGTCGTAGGGACCTGCTTCAACTGGAAGCGGCACTACGACGAGCGCGGCAAGCCGAAGCACTCGGCCAAGCCACCCGAGTTCATGGATATGGTCGAGACCGTGTCCCCCGGCCCCTACGTCGAGTTGTTCGCGCGCGAGCCTCGCGACGGTTGGGACCAGTGGGGCGATGAGTCGCTGGGGACCGCGGAGATGCCATGCCAGCCCGCCTAACCCGTGAGGGCGAGAAGCTCGTACTGAGCATCGGCGACCTCGGCGGCGCCGCGTTCGGTGAGGCGTTGGCCAAGGCCAAGGCGATCCCCGGCCGCCGCTACAACCCGGAGCACAAGACGTGGGAGTTCCCGGCCGACACCGTAACTGCTAACAAAATCCTTCACTCGATCCAGCCGGAGCCGGACGCAACCGTCACTGGGTGGCTGCGCCAAGCGCTCCAAGCGCAGGCCGACGACCTGACGACGAAGCTGCCCCATGTTGGCCAGCTTCCGTTCCCGCTCGAGGCCGAGCTGTACCAGCATCAGCGCGACGCGGTCGGCTTCCTGACCAAGAATCCGCACACCATCATCGCTGACGACATGGGGCTTGGGAAGACTCTCGAAGCCATCGCCGCGGTCCATGCGTACTACATGGTCAACGGCGCCCCGGAGTTGTCGCGCGGCCCCAAGCTGGTCATCTCACCGTCATCCATGCTGGGTAAGTGGGCGGCCGAGATTGAGAGGTGGGCGGCTAGCGGGACGCCCATCATCATCCCCGGCCGCATGGCCGCCCCGAAGCGTGCCGCCCTCCTCAAGGCCGCCGTCGCTACCCCCGACCCCTGGATCATTGTCAACTGGGAGCAGGTCCGCGCGCAGAAGATCAAACTCGATACGGCCGAGGCGAAGCGCAAGCGCCGGAAGTATGAGTGGCAGCTCAAGGCCCCGATCCTCGGCCAGACCCCCTGGGCCGCGGTGATCGCCGACGAGGCCCACCGCGCGAAGAACAAGGACGCCCAGCAGACCCGCGGTCTCTGGCAGCTCAAGGCTCCGCTCCAGCTCGCCCTCACCGGGACCCCCGTGATGAACTCCCCGGACGAGCTGTGGTCGATCTTGGCCTGGCTGCGCCCCGAGGCGTATGCGGAATACTCGAAGACGGCCATCGGCTATTGGGCGTTCTACAACACGTTCGTCGACTACTACGAGGGCTACTACGGCAAGATAGTCACTGGCGTCCGCAACCCTGACGCGCTCCGCTTCGAGCTGGCCGACAAGCTGATCCGCCGCACGAAGGGCCGAACGCTGGACCTCCCCGCGAAGACGCGTACGATCATCCCGCTGGAGCTGCTGCCCAAGCAGCGCAAGCTCTATAAAGAGGCCGAGCGTGCGCTGTTTCTAGAGGTGCAGACGGCCTACGGTGCTGCTTTAGAGACCCCCGACGATCCGACCTCCGCGAAGATCGTCGCGGCCGCCAAGGCCGGCGACCTCCAGCGCTTCGTGATGCTGGTGCCGAACGCGGCTGCCAAGAACGTGCGCCTGCGCCAGATCGCGTCGACCCCAGCGCTGCTGGGCGGCCCGGACGAGTCGGTCAAGCTGGACGCTGCGGTTGAGACCATCGGCGACAACCCCGGCAAGCAGTTCGTCACATTCTCGCTGTTTCGCGGGACGGCGCAGCTCCTCGCCGAGCGGCTGCGGAAGCGCAAGCTGCGCGTCGCGACGTTCACCGGCGACACGCCGCCCGAGGAGCGCACGGCGCTCGAGGCGCAGTTCCAGGCCGGCGACCTAGACGTGCTCTGCGCCACCATCGGCGCCGGCGGCGAGGGCCTCACCCTCACAGCCGCCGACACCGCCATCTTCACGGAGCGCGAGTACACGCCGGCGCGGAATGAGCAGGCCGAGAGCCGCCTCGACCGCATCGGCCAGAGCAAGCCCGTGAGCATCCTCATACTGCAGGCCACCAACACCATCGACGACGACAGCGTGGCCGCGAAGAATCGGCTGAAGGAACTGATCGTCGGCAGCATCGTCCAGCAGGATCAAGTCCAAGAAAGGAAGGCCGCATGAACGCAGTCATCACCATCCTCGGTCTCGCGCTTGGGGCTCTCCTCAACGCCCTACTGCTCAAGTGGTTCTACAACGGCGGCCCCGTGCACCAGTTCGGCGGCAGCCGCCTCAGCTACCAAGAAGCCCTCGGGAGCGTGCTGACGCTTTACATCGTCGGCTCAACATTCCTCGCGATCACGAACGGATACCTCCGCGCCATCGTCGACCGCAATAAGACGATTGACAGCGCCTTGCACGAGGCGGCCGCAAAGATCAAGGAGAAGGCGTGACCGACCGGCTGGACACCCGCGCGCGCGAGCTGCTTGCGGCGCGCGAGAGGGCTACTCAGCTCGCCCGCGACGCTGACGACGCGAAGGCGGAGAAGGAAGTGCTCGAGGCCCAGTTCTGGAGCTTGATGAAAGACATGGGACTGAAAAGCACCACCATCGACCTCGGCGGCGCCTACGGCACCGTGCGCCTGGAGCGCCGGCGCCGGACCGACTCCCGCGTCCTCGACCGCGAGGCGCTGGTCGCGGCGCTGCGGGAGCGGGGCCTCGATCCCGAACTCGTGAAGGCGGAGCCGCGGAAGGCGCAGCTCAACAACTACGTCCGCACAATCTTGGAATCCGGGGGCGAGCTGCCTGAGGGGCTCGACTTCGTCAGCCGCGAATATGTTAGCGTGACCATGAAATGAGCAAGATAGTGCTTAGTCTGTTCGATGCGTCCGGGGTGTGGTCTCAGCCATATCGGGAAGCCGGTTATGAGGTTATTCAGGCCGACCTCACGTCTGGCACAGATGTTCGTTTTCTGCCAGCTCCACGAGACCGCGAAGTTCATGGCGTCTTGATGGCTCCTCCATGCACTGTGTTTGCAAACTCTGGAGCCCGTTGGCCGAGGTCAGAGTCCGAGATGGCTGATGGTCTCGCGCTAGTTGATGCGGGGCTACGTTTTGTGGCGATGTGTCAACCACGGTTCTGGGCGCTGGAAAATCCGGTCGGAAAGTTGAAGCGATGGCTAGGCAAGCCCACGATGTATTTTCACCCGTATGAGTTCGGAGACCCGTACACTAAAAAAACCTGTTTGTGGGGTGTGTTCAACAGTCCCCGCAAGGCTCCCGTTGAGCCTACGGAAGGCTCCAAGATGCACCGGCTCCCCCCCGGCCCCGGCCGCGCAGCGCAGCGCTCCATCACGCCTCCTGGGTTTGCTAGGGCTTTCTACGAGGCCAACCCATAAGGCTTTTTGACAGGATCAATCTGATATACTGTAGGTCAACCAGGAGGCAAGAACAGCTTGACTACCACTGATGTAAGCACGCAGACCGAGGCAGCTCTCGCGGCGCAGGCGACGAACGACCTCGTCGACCCCGCGGACCTCACGGTACCGCTCCTCAAGGTCATGCAGTCCCTCTCG